ACGGCAGTCGAAACGTTCTCAGACACCTTTGGTGACGATTTCATGTTGTATTTGGCCGGCAAAACGAAAGCGGTCGCAGGTGGTCTTGACGCATCAACAGAGTTCGGTGATTGGGAACGCGATAATCAATCGTTCTTCAAAACGTTTCAAGAGGTCGCCGGCTATTTCGCTCCGACCGGATCAAAGTTTGATTACCAGGTGTATTTGCGTCAACTGGAAAGTGGCGCACGTGTCAAGTTGACACCGCAACAACAGATCGAAGAAGCGCAACGATTGATGGGAACCTCGATCTACCGTCGCCTCATTCGTGCAGCCGGCCCTAACCCCAACGACGCACAGAAAGACATTCTGCGTCGGGAACGCCAACGGTTGTACGAACAGTATCCAGGTTTCGCTAAGGCTCCGATCGACGTTCGAGCGTTTGATGCGAAGATGAATGTCTTGAATGAGGCGGCGTTCGATGAGCGTATGGATGAGAACCCTGTTGCGTTGGCTGCCCGCGAATATTTGAACGCCCGTAACTATGCGTTGGATATTGCCGAGCAGCGCGGTAAGACGTTGCGCGCTGACGCTAATTCGGATTTGCGTGACATTCTTCGTGGTGAGGGTGAGCGTTTGGCGGCGATGTATCCTGATTTCAGTCGTTTGTGGGAGCGGTTGTTGTTGCAGGAAGTTGATTTGGATAGCGAGGAATAGTTATGGCTTCGAGGAAGAAAAGTGAGGGTCAGGGCGGGTCGCAGGCTAATGAGCAGGCCGACGATGCGATTCGTGATTTACGAGCAGTTGACACTCCGGGTGGTGCGGGTGCTGTACCGCCTCGATTTATCTTTGATGAGAACGGAAAACTGATCCCGTATGACGGCCCTGGTCTTGTCAACTCAGTAGGTGAAGTCGAAAAAATAGACAATAAAGTACAACCCTACCCTGCCGACTATGCGCCCAAGATTTACAACAGTTTGAGTCCGGCTGCCCAAGATGCTTTGATGCAACAACTAGAACGCGCCGGCCTGATCGAGAAGTCGCAGTTCAATGATGTTGTGGCTGAGGTGACGGCTTTGTCTCGTTTGATGAGTTTGGCTAACGCAAACGGCATCACTTTTCGAAACTATTTGGGGCAACGCCTCGCTGGTAAAACTTTGGTGTCATCTGGTAGCGGTCGCACCTACCGCAAATCGAACCCTGACGATCTGAAAGCTGTGGCCCGTCAAGTCGCCCAACAGACGTTGGGTCGAGCGTTCACCGACGATGAAGCCGACCGGTTTGTTCGTGCTTTCCAAGCTGAGGAAATTGCTGAGCAGCGTCGTGCGTCTGGTGGTGGGACGATGGTGCAGGCTGCGTCTGCGGATGTGGCTGCCGAACAGTTTGCAGAGCAGGAGGCTCCTGATGAGGCTTCTGCGTATAAGACGTTGGGGTATATCAACAAGTTCTTCAACGCGATTGGTGGTGCGTGATGTCTGAAATTGATATTGAGACACGGCGGGCGTTGAACCGTCTGAACCTTCGGTTTGATGACACGGTTAGGACAAGTCCTCCGAAAAAACCGACTAAACCTCCTACTGCTACGGCCACCCCCGCCCCGGTGGACTGGAAGCAGGCCGCCAAAGAACAATACGGCGGCTACTACGCCATCATCGAGTCCGTCCCCGAAATCGCCACCCTGATTGAGAACGCCGTCAAGGGCGACTGGTCAGACGCAAAGTTTGAGTACGAACTGAAGCAAACTAGCTGGTTCAAAACGAACTCTGCGTCAGCCCGCACCTGGGACACGCTGAAGCAAACCGACCCTGCTTCCGCGCAACAGCAGATCGACAAGCGGAGCAACGACATCCGCACCCTCGCCAGCAACCTAGGTGTCAACTTCGATGATGCGACAATCAGTCGTCTGTCGGAAAACAGTTTGCGTGGCGGGTGGGACGAACAAACGTTGCAAAACTCCGTGGGGGCTGAAGCTGTCAAGAACACCGGCACAATGTCTCAACTGTCCACCGGTTTCTTTGGGCAACAGTTGAAGCAAACCGCCGCTAAATACGGTGTGTCGCTGTCGGAGGAAACGTTCAACGGTTGGACGAACAGAATTGCCACCGGCAAGGACAACCTTCAGTCATTCAACACGTATGCGCTCAACACCGCAAAAGCCTTGTATCCGGGGATCAGCGCACAGTTGGATGCTGGTCAAACGTTTGCTGAGATCACCGATCCGTACCGTCAGACTGCTGCCCGCATCCTCGAAATCAACCCGGAAACCATCGACTTTGGTGATCCTCGATGGGCGCAAGCCGTCACGTTCACTACCGACAGGGGTGAAGCACGTCCCATGAACTACAACGAATGGGGCAAATATTTGCGTAACACCAGGTCATTCGGGTATGAATACACGACCGAAGCCAAACAGCGGGCGTTCGAGGTAACAAACCAGTTGGCCAACATTTTCGGGAAGGCATGACATGAGTGACATGGGAGCAAGCCAGCAGTCGGCGTATGAGATCATCGCCCAAACTTTGACTTCCTACGGACTAAATCAACTTAGTTCGTTTGTGAACGAAATGGTTTTTCAAGAAAACATTTTGGACACCAACATTCTTGTCGGCCGTATCCGACAAACAAGCGAATACCGTCAACGGTTCGCAGGAAACGAAACACGCCGGCAAGCCGGTCTGAACGTTCTTTCAGAAGGGGAATACATCCAGTTGGAGAACGTCTACCGTCAGACGTTGCGGTCGGCTGGGATGCCCCGAGAGTTCTACTCCAGCCCAGAAACGTTCTCTCGTCTGATCGGCGGCGACGTGTCAATCCAAGAGTTCTCGCAGCGGATCAACCAGGGGTATCAGGCTGTCCGTGAAGCCGACCCGCAGGTTGTCGAGGAAATGCGACGTTTGTACGGGGTGGACGACAGCCAGTTGGCCGCCTACTTTCTTGATCCTCAGAAGGCGACCCCGATGTTGTTGAAGCAGGCGCAGGCCGCACAGATCGCCGCTGAGGGGACGTTGCAAGCCGGGTTGGGTGTCACCCAACAGCAAGCCGAGGAACTGGCGCAGGCTGGTGTGACAGGTGAACAGGCTCGACAAGGGTTCCAGACGATTGCGTCGGCACAAGAATTGTTCCGGCCTATCGCTGGCGAACAAGATGAGGAAATCAGCCAAGCGGAGCAGGTCGGTGCAGTATTCGGGACATCGGGCGCAGCGCAACAGCGTCTTCGTAAGAGGCAAGCGGAACGTCAAGCCGCGTTTGCTGGAGGGGGTCGGTTTTCAGTCGGCCAGGACGGTCAATCGTCTGTCGTCTGACAATAGTTGCATCAACCAAATAATGTGATACACTCTTTCTGATGCCAATAGGCAGGAACCACCGCAAGGTGAGACATAGCAGCATCATCCCCTGCCTCCGGGGGATGATTGGGCAAAGGAGTGTACATAGTGGACAGCGAACTCGAACTCGATGAACAGGAGTCCGGCCGAAATCCTCTCCGTGAGAGGATGAAGCAGTTGGAAGCCGAGAACGCAGCCCTGAAAGCAAAGGCTGATGAAGCCGCCGCAGCGTCCCGCGAACTGGCGTTCGTGAAGGCCGGAGTCGATCCGACCCTTCCAATGGCCAAGTATTTCGTGAAGGGATATGACGGTGAACTCACAGCGGATGCGATCAGAGCTGCCGCCATCGAAGCCGCGATCATCCATGACACTAAGGCCGCCGAGAAGGATGCCTGGGACAGAACCGCAAAGGTCGCGTCCGGCAACAACAGCGAGCCACCCGTCGATTTGATGACACGGATCGGTAAGGCTAACAGCCAAGCCGAAATCGAAATGCTGCTGGCCGAAGCACAACAAGCCCAACAGCCCTACTGACCTGCCAGTCGCAGGGCTAACAATCTCACTTGAAGGAGTGAACCCTCATGGCATACACAGATACCTCTGCCCTTTCGGTCGATCAGGCAGCATTTGACCGGTTGGCGTACTTCGCCCTCCGTTCCGAATTGCTGTTCGACGGGGCCGTCGAAGTTCAGCCCACGAACCAGGCGATGCCCGGTGCGTCGGTGACTTTCACCATTTTCAACGACCTGTCGGCCGCCACTTCCGCGCTGACCGAAACCTCCGACGTGACCGCTGTGGCGATGTCCGACTCGCAGGTGACTGTCACCCTTGCGGAATACGGTAACGCCGTCCTCACCACCGCAAAGCTTCGCGGAACCGCGTTCCTCGACGTGGACACGGTGGCCGCAAACGTGGTCGGTTACAACGCCGGAATTTCCATCGACAGCATCGTCCGTGACGTGATTGCTGGTGGAAGCAACGTGATTTTCGCTGGCGGTGGAGCGACCACCCCGTCGAGCCGTGCGACCGTTCAGGCCGAGGACATCATCGAGGCAAACGATATCCGCAAGGTGACCGCCCAGTTGCGTGGCGCGAACGTCCCCACGTTCAACGGCCTGTACATGGGCTACATCCACCCGGACGTGGCTTACGACTTCCGCAAGGAAACTGGCGCAGCCGCGTGGCGTGACCCGCACGTGTACCAGGACACCAGCATGATCTACAACGGTGAGATCGGCGCGTTCGAGGGTGTTCGTTTCATCGAAACCCCGCGAGCAAAGGTGTTCGAAAACGCTGGCGAAGGTGGAACCGTCGAGGTGTACTGCACACACATCATGGGTCGTCAGGCCATCGCTAAGGCGTTCAGCCAGCAGGACGGCAACGGTGCGGTTCCGAAGGTCGTGCGCGGCCCGATCACCGACACCCTCAACCGTTTCCAGCCGGTCGGTTGGTATTGGCTGGGTGGCTACGGCCGATTCCGTGAGGCGGCTCTCCGTCGCATCGAGTCGTCCAGCTCGCTCGTCTGATCCTGAGTCAACCCGCTGTGAGGCCGGGGATGCGGTACAATTACCGTGTCCCCGGCTTTTCGGCTTTAGTGAGGTGAAGAATGTCGATTTCGAATTATTTGGAAAACGCCTGGTTGGATACTTTGCGTAACACGTCGCTTGCTGTGTCGGCTGTGTATGTGAAGTTGCATACGGGTGATCCTGGCGAAAACGGTACGTCTAATGCGGCAACGGAAACGACTCGTAAGATTATTTCGTTTTCGGCTGCTTCTAGTGGGTCGATGTCGTCGTCTGCGACGGTGGAGTGGACGAATGTGGCGGCTACGGAAACGTACAGTCATTTTTCGTTGTGGGATTCGGCTACGACGGGAAACAATTTGTTTGCTGGTGCGTTGTCTTCGTCGGCTGGGGTGACGGCTGGTGACACGTTTCAGATCACTTCGTTGACGTTGACGTTGGATTGAGAGGTGGCCCTAAGTGGCTACTAATTTTCCTTCTGGTCTTGACAGTTTGACTAATCCGACTTCTGGGTCGGCGTTGAATAGTCCGTCTCATGCGGATCAGCACGCTGATGCGAATGATGCTATTGAGGCGTTGGAGGCGAAGGTTGGGGTGGATGGGTCGGCGGTGACGACCAGTTTGGACTACAAGGTTGCTGCGTCTAAGACGGTGACGGATAAAATTGATCCGGCTGGTGCGTCTACCAATCAGGTGTTGAAGTACAACGGCACCAAGTTCACTCCTTCAACGGGTGCGTCGGTGACGATTTCCGATACTCCACCTATTAGCCCAACCCCACAGGCCGGTGACCAATGGTATGAGTCGGATACGGGCAGGACATTTATTTATTACGACAGCGTGTGGGTCGAGATCGGCAACGCGACCGACATCGCTGGTGCGATCCAGCCCAGTCAGGTGACAGCCTTGTCTGCGGTGACGAGCCTCTCGTCCGATGACGTGTTTGTGGTGGTGGATAATCCGTCTGGTGCGACGGCGGCGAACAAGATCACTTACGGCAACTTCTCGACGGCGATCTCGAACACGCTGGCACCGGGGCTTGTCTACATCACGGGAACGACCGTCACGTCCGGCAGTTCGACGACCGTCGTGTTCAACAACTGTTTCTCTTCGACGTACGACAACTACCGCATTATCATTGACAATTTCTTCACATCAACAGGCAATCGTGGGTTGAACCTGCGTCTACGAGCCAGCGGATCAGATGCGACCGGAAGCAACTACAACAACGTGTTCCACGGTTTGACAATGGCTGCTGCCGCGTCAAACTTCACCGGAACCACCGACTATGCCTCAACTGGTGTCTACAACTCGTCAAATACGCTCGGTCTGTCGCATTGTTCAATGGATGTCTTTAGCCCGAACAAGGCTGAACGAACCTACGCACAGGTTCAGTCAATCCTGTACGACAGCCAATGGATTACACGTAATGGCCTGTGGCAACATGACTTGACGACGGCATACGACGGCTTTACGCTGCTTCTGTCTAGCACCGGAAACATTACGCAAGTTCGTGTTCGCGTCTACGGATACAGGAACTCATAATGGAACCCGAACGACCCAACATACAAATTGACGATCTCGTTCGCCCCATGACCGACGAGGAATACACCAACCTGCTCGCTACCGGTTGGACAATGGAATCCGTAATACAAAAGGGCAACATTCCTGAGCCGTGGACTGAGCCAACGGGGTAGCCGTGGCACACCTATTAGGAGGGGACATGACCGACAAGAGCCTGCTCGACGACATACGCCGGGAGACTGGCCGATGGTCTGGCCCGTACTGTTGGGTCGGCCAGCTGCTCGCTAATCTGAACCCCCAAGATCGTATTGACCTTGAGGCGGCTTTCGCCGACCCCAACATCCAGCATTCGGCGATTGTCCGTGCGCTCCGAAACCGAGGTTATGAAGTAAAACAGTCTTCAATTCCCCGCCACCGCAATAAAGAATGTTCTTGTGGGTCTCGCTGACGACATCAACGCACAGAACAACGATCTGACTTCAGTCAACCGTATTCGCCGTCAACGCGACCAGGCGAATGCCGAAAACATGAAGCTGATCGAGCGGATCGAGGAATTAGAACGCGCCCTCAACCTTATTGACGCGGCCACTACCGCCATTCTGCAACCCCCAAAATGGCTGGTTACACCCCCATCGGGACGCAAGAAACACGCAACCCTCACCCTCCTGCTGTCCGACACCCACTTTGACGAGGTGGTGCTTCCTGAAGAAGTGGGTGGATTGAACGCCTACAACCGGCGCATCGCCGAACTCCGGTTACAAGCGTGGTCGGAGAACTCAATCAAGATTGCGCGCCACTATCTCGCTGGGGTCACCTACGACGGGGTGGTCATAATGTTGGGTGGCGACATCTTTTCCGGCGACATCCACGAAGAACTTGCCCAAACAAACGAGGACACGATGCTCGGCTCCCTGCTTCATTGGTCGGAGCAACTGTGCGCGGCCCTCACCATGTTCGCCGACGAGTTTGGAAAAGTCCATGTTGCAGCAGTCATGGGAAACCACGGGCGTATGAGCCGGAAACCTCGAGCCAAATTGCGGGCTAGAACCAACTTTGACTGGTTACTCGCCAAGATGATTGAACGTCACCTCACCTCCGACCGTCGATTTACGTTCCAAGTCGGCGAAAACACCGACTGCCTTATCCCGATTTACGGCACTCACCATCTGCTAACCCACGGCGATCAGGTGTCCGGCGGTGGCGGTATCGGAGGTATTTGGCCTCCGATCATGCGGATGCGCGCTCGCAAAGCCCAACGGGCGAACGACACCGGCAACCCGTTCAACACCCTGTGGATGGGGCATTGGCATCAACTCATCCAAACTCCTGGCCTAATCGTCAACGGGTCGCTAAAAGGCACCGACGAATACGCTTGGGTGTCCAACTTCGGCCATGAACCACCCCAGCAAGCTCTCGCCATTGTCACCCCCGAACACGGCATTACGATTCAGGCACCGGTGTTCAGCACGGACAGGAAGCGAGAAAAGTGGTGAAACCAGTTCTTGTCATCTGGCATGACGCACACTCTGGCACCAGCCAATGGACGCGCCTAGATGAGATGGACGACGACGGCCCCTATGAGGTTCGCAGCATCGGATTCCTACTAGATAAACAATCTGGTGGCAAAACAAAACACCTTTCGATTACCCAATCGTGGACTCAATACGAGTGTGTAGACTCTGTTCTCCACATACCTGTCAAAATGGTCCAAAAGGTCATCTACCTTATTGAGGTTCCCGATGAACATCCCGGTGCGGTTAGCGAAAGTGATCTACAAGTACCTCACAAGATGCACCCCTCGAGGATTAGAAGAGGAACAAGAACTGACGTGGGCAATCAAAACGCTTGACAACCTGTTGCAATCAACCCGAAAAAAGTGACGGTGTAATCTGATGCGGTGAAACATTTACCGCGTCTGACAGCTCTGCTTGTTTGCTTGTTTGCGTGGGTTCAGCCTGCCCGAGCGCAAGAAGTGACGGTCACCGGGGCGAACGACTTGTGGTTCACGTTCACAGAACCGACCGTGTTCACCGTGCGCACTTACGCATGGGAGTACGGGATTGACTCGATGCTATGGCTGTACGACGCTGACGGGACTCTGCTGACCGCGAACGACGACTGGTTCGGGTTGGACTCTTGGATTGAGTACCCAGTTCAGGCAGGCTCCTATCGGCTTCGCACGGGTGTCTGCTGCGGTGACCCAAACCGTTGGTACGGCACCTCCTACCGGCTGGACATCAACGCGACACCCAACCAAACATCCACCACCACACCTGAAACAACCACTACTGTGGTGACCACCACAACGGTGCCGGAGGCGACGACAACGACATGGGAAGCCACTACAACATCCACAGTCCTGGCGACGACGAGTACTACCATTGCCCCGTCAACGACTGTCCCTGCCACGGAAGCCCCCCCGGAATCATCTTCGTCCACTACATCGGCTCCGACGACCACGACCTCTACCGTTGGGCCGTCGATCACTACGACCGTCTTTTTGGCTCCTACGACTCTGCCGACGACGACGAGCAGTACAACGACCTCGAGCAGTACGACCCCACCCAGTTCGTTGGTGACATCAACAACTATCTTCGTTCTCGAGCCAACCACCCCACCGACAAGCAGCCTCCCACTCGAGAATGAGGCTTTGACCAGCGTTTTTGCAGACCCTGCCGTTTTTGACGACTTGTCAGAAACCGAGGTGGAAGACCTGATTGCTACGCTCGCCGATATCCCTCTGACCGACGCCGAATCCGAACAACTGTCAGCCGTCTTGTCAGAGGCACCCGATGAGGTCAAAGCCGAGTTTGAGCAGCAGGTCAACGTATTTTCCGGTCAGTTTGACACCTACGTTCCGGTCGGCTCAGTCGTGGACGTAGGAACGCGGCGAACCCTCGTCGCTGTCACCGCCACCACCCTAGTCGCTATCCCCACCCCCACTAGCAGGAGAAAACCATGAAGAAATACCCGAAAATCCTGATCGAAACCGGTGTTATGGCCGGATCACTTAGCCTGGTTCTCATCACCTTGTCAGGGCAAACCCGCATACAGGCTCTCATCATCTCGCTGGCAAGCATCGCCTTCTATGTCGTCTCCCAGCTGCTTCCCGACGACTAGACTGATGCCATGACTTTGACCCAAAAGACACTTTCGAGCGCGATTGTCGTGCTAGTTTGTGCTGTATTGAGCCAATGTTCAGACAGGTACAGGTACCCTTGTGACAACCCAGCCAACACAGGAACAGCCGAAT